AACTTCAACTGCATTCTTTGGCCTGCCTCTTGTTGGCACAAGCACTAGATTATTTTTCACTATCATTGATTTCCCCATAAATAGCGGTGTAAGCCGCCAAGTCGATGATGCTATCTTCGTGGTCAGGTGTCTGAATCAAACGAGCAATTTTGACAAGACATAAACACAAAGCGACCTGTGAAGCACTTATCTCTTTTTCAAGATAAACACTCCACAGGTCGGCGATGCGCTTGTGATTGATGTATGGGTCGCCATAAATATCTTGGCGATCCGTTGCGGTGAGGCGTTTAGCCTCATCCAAAATCTTCCCCGATTTCATTTTCTTACTTACTACCGCGCCCAAACTCTGTTGCCTTTGGGTCTATGGCCTTTAATATCGGGCCAAGGAATGCTGCAACGAAGCAGGCAACATAATCTTTCAAAGGGCGTGACGGGTCGGCGAGATAGAGAGCTGCGACTGAGGCTGCTCCTGCTCTTGCGTAGGTGCTACCAACTGCGATGAGTTTTTCTTTGTCGAGCATTTGCACTCCTTGAACTTAGGTCTGCCGAAGCCCACTATGAACACAGGCAGAGATGGAAGGACTTTCCCCCGATTTTTAACTTTGTAAGCGCGAATCTTACGACATACCTGACCACCATTGCGTTGATTGCCTTTGACATCAGGTGAAGTGTTGCCTTCGATGACGATGACAGTGCCATTGGCTTTGACTTCTTCAACGATACCGATGTGGGAGATGCGAAAAATGTCATCATTTGGAAAATCAAAGAAGGCTAAATCACCAGGAAGTGGCGTGGCCTCGGCAATACCTTGCCAACGCTTCGCCTCGGCAAACGCCTTTGCCCCTGCCGGTGTGTAGGTGCAATCAGGAATCTTTAAGCCAACTTGCTTGGCACACCAATTGACGAAGGCACCGCACCAAGGCTGATTCGCCTTTTGATACTTTGTTTCATTATCGGCAGGGCCTTCAATGTAGCCAACTTCGCCTGCTGCCACTTCAAGGAATTTATCAAGTTGCGAACACATTATTTCAGCAGAGCTTCTTTCACGATGTCGGTCAGGAAGTCAACCTTATCCTCTAAGACGGCAACTTTGTCCTTTATCGAACTGCCGCCATTTGGCTTGAGTTCGTTTAGGTAGTGCTTGACGAGCCACTTTACTCCAAGGGCAGTTGAGCCAAGGATGCTAAGAAGGGCGACAATAAAGCCTGCCCAATCGGTTGGATTCATCTTATGGCACCAAGTAAAGAACGGAAACTGTGGTCGTGTTTGGTGATGCTGTCGCCGCATAGATTACACTTTTAGGCGGAACACTCAAATCAATGGTCGTGTTTTTGTCAAACTTAAATCCATTGGTAGAGCTAACATTACTTCCACCTAGAAAGCAAGGATGTGAATCATCGTTGTGCAATCTTACAAGACGATTTTCGCCATAGCTCTCAACTAGAATTTGAGCAGTTGAATTGACAGTGAGTTGCTTGCTTGAAGCCATTTTTCTCCTTCAGTAAGACCCCAATGTTTTCGAATTCGTCTATGTGGTCATCAATGGTGCGAGTGATGTCTTCACATTCGTAAATCATAAGAGGTTGACGAGTGACCTAGTTCTCCCCGAAGCGAGCTGAGTATAAACCTGAGTGGTGGCAACTGACGAGTGGCGCATTAAGTCGCGCACTGCCAAAAGGTCACCGCCTGATTTCTCAAGCATATTGGTTGCAAAGTAATGGCGACAGGCGTGGAAGGTTTTGACCTCAATGTTTAGGCGCTTCATCTCTGCGCTCGTCATCTTGGAAAGGCAATTGCTTGTCACATTCCACAGACGACCTTGGGTTTTATAGGAAAGAATTACCTCTGCCACCTTTTGGGCCACAGGAACCGACAAGTCAGTTCCGCCTTTGCCGGCAATTCTTAGAATGTAGCCATCATCTCTTTGCTCTAGGTCAATGCCTTTGAGGTTGGCAACTTCCATCGCCCTAAGTCCTGCCGAGCATCCGATGATGAACCAATCGCGCATTGGTTGCTTGGCTTCGGTCATTACAAGCCTTGCTTCATTTGGCGTTAGTGGGTGCGGTAGCCCGCGAGATTTGCGAACAGGTGGAAGGTCAAGATAAGAGTTGTTCGAAATTAGACCCATCTTGTTTAAGGTCTTAAATAAGGATCGGAAGCGAGCTGCGTAGGTGCCTTTTGTTGAAACGGCCTTTGGCACCATCACGGCTGCCATTATGTCCTCAACAGTTGCGATTTGAGGATGAACCCCCATTCTTACTAGGAGGTTGTAATCATTGCGAAACAGAGCCATTGAAAAGCCCTGCATTTGATACCGAGCAAGGAGTTTTTCCTTGATGGCTTCCATCTCTATAAGTTCCATACCCGAAGGCTACCCTATGGTGTCAACCACAATCGCACACGATTGTGCCAAGCCTAGAATAATCCCCTTGCCAAGCTGAAGCATCGTAGCGGATTCCACCGTTTCGCCTACTGGCCTCAAGTGGGCTGCGCCTGGTGGTGGCGCGGTTTTACAAGTAGTAAGTTCAAACAACACCACCAGCCAAACTATAACTTCGACCAGTTTTACTGATGTTACAGGTTTGTCAGTGACAATCACACCATCAAGTGCATCAAATAAAATTGTTATTATGATGGGTGCTGATGTTGGGATTGCTGCTTCTCCTACCGATAGGGCGCAAACAGAGTATCGAATTCTTAGAGGTGCAACTGTTTTAACAACTTCCTCTGCCTATCATATTGGAGACGATGGAGAGGTATATGACGGAGGTTATCAAGGATTTGTTATTTACGACTCTCCTGCAACTACATCAGCAACAACTTACAAAATACAAGGAAGAGTTTTGAGCGGAACAAATAGTGAAAGCCAAACTTGGGGCGATTATGCCTACATTATTGCAATGGAGGTTGTATGAGAAACGCAGTTTTTTTAAGTCAAGCAATTTCTAGCCTCAAACCTAATAGTGAATTTACATTTTATGGCGAAGATTACCTTAGTATTCAATGGTTCAAATTAGAAGGAGAACCTCCTACTTTAGAAGAAATTGAACAAGAAGTTCAAAATCAAAAAATTTTATTTGACACCAAACAAGAACAAAGGCAGGCAGCCAAAAATTCTGCACAAATAAAATTGCAGGCTTTAGGTTTAACTGAATTTGAGATCAAGGCTTTGATAGGCTAAGCACAATCCTCTGAGATTGTGCCGAAGTTTGTAGCGGATAGTTCAGTTTCTCCAACAGGCTTAAAGTGGGCTGCTCCTGCGAGCGGTGGTGGCTTAACTCTCATTAACACAGGTGGAACAACCTTGTCTGGAGCTTCAACTTCAGTAACTTCGATTCCAGGCACATATAAAAACTTACATATTTATATTGAAAATTTTTCTATGGGAGCCAATAACAGCAATGGTTATATTCAATTTAATGGCACTACTTCCGACAACTATGCCTTTGCGGCACAAAGGCGTTCTGGTGGTAGTAGTGAAGCAAATGCGACTGAAGGCAATAACGATGTCGGTATCTATTTTATATCAGTAGCAGGAACAACCGCCGAAGGTGGATTTGCTTACTTATTAGTGCCAGATTATGCAGCAACTAATCACAGAAAAGTAGCAACTGGGGTTTCTTACACTATCAATAGTGACTCCCCAGCCGCATATTACATAATGAATCCATTTGGTGTTTTACAAAATTCAAATAGTGCTATCACTAGCGTTCAAGTTGTATCTAATGGAACTTACGCAGGCGGAACAGTTTATGTATATGGAGAAAATTAAAAATGACTAATCCTTTAATCAAGATTTATGATGTTGAAACAGATACAACAACTGAACGAGAAATGACCGATGCCGAGTTCAAGGCTTGGGATGATGGCAACAAGGCCAAGGCTGCTAAAGATGCAGCCGAAGCGCAGGCAAAATCATCAGCCGAAGCTAAACTTGCAGCCCTAGGTTTAAGCGTTGCTGATCTAAAAGCCCTCGGCTTGTAGCACAATCCCTCAAGATTATGCTGAGGGCTTGCCTAGGCTTAACCCTTCGGGGATTGGCTTGGAATAATCCCATTTAGCAATATATGCGCCTTTCCCATCATCTTGAAGATAAATGCCTAAGTTCTTAAAATTATCAGTAGGCTTTATTTCTGGATATGCTGCAATAATCTTTTCCCATAGTTCCATTTTTTATGCTCCTAAATATGTTACTGCACAATAATTATTAGTTTCGCCGCCTGAGCAATTTACGCTTCCACCTTGTGTCTGAAAAACAAAAAGTTCAACATAATCTGTTGCAACCAAATCTGCTACATAAGAAAGCGTAAAGGCTGTGCTTTCATCAGTTGAAGTATTCATAAGAACACCTGCCGTAACTTGCGTTCCATTTTTGAAAAAGGCTGCGCTTCTTAATCCTGCTTCTGCTCCCGCAACTTGATTAAATTGCACCTGAGCATCAAAACTATATTTACCGCCTTTGCCAGAAGGTATAGTAAATCGGCTTGTATTTGTTGAAGTGCTGTGGAAAGCATCTGTATCAAAAGACTCAGAACCATAAGTTAAAGCAGTAGCAGTATTATTTGTTATGGATTGATTTCCGCTTAAATATGCCTTGCAACCAACAAATCCACTAGCAGCAGGGGCAGCCCATTTGATCCCTGTCGTTTCCGCAGAATCCGCTACAAACTTCGGCACAATCTCAGAGGATTGTTCTAAAGACCAAGGGCCTTTAAGTCCTCAGCAGTAAGGCCAAGCGCAGCCAGTTTTGCCTGTGCTGCTTCTTTCTTGGCTTTGATTTCATTTTCGGCTTCAACATACTTTGCAGCACTTTGTCTATCCAATTCTAGTTGCTTTAATTCTTCGGCGGTCATATCTCTTTCTATAATTTCGCCTGTTTCAACATTGTGGATTTTGATAATTGTCATTATTTCACCCCATATACATAT